AGGGCGGTTTCGTCCACGCCGCCCGACGTTCCGAAACCGCCCTCGATCACCAACCCCTCCAAGGGCTCGATCGGTGCGTTTATCGCCTCAATCTTCAACGCCATTTTCCGAAGGAAATAGCATGTTTGCAAAAATCAAAGCCTACTTCTCCGACCTCTGGGCGAAGGTGAAGGCGGACGTCGCCAACGCCATGGCATTGCTCAGCACCATCTTTGGCTCGATCCTTACCCATATCGATGCCATCGCCGCGACGCTCGGAGACCCCAACCTCAACGCTCAGATGGCGACCGTGTTCGCGGATGCGAAGTGGCTGGGTAAGTGGATGCTCACGGTTGGCATCCTCGCGGCTGTCGCTCAGTTCAAGAAGCTCGTTCAGACGCCGACGAAGGACTAAGCCATGTGGACGGCAATCCTATCGTTTCTCGGTGGCCCTGTCATCAAGGGGCTTATCGATGCCTACAACGCCAAGCTCAAGGCGGGCAACGTCGATAGCAAGATCGCGGCCGATCTGGCGGCAACCGAGATCGCAGCGCAGACCGCCGAGACGCAGGCGCAAACCCAATACCGCATTGCCGAGTTGGGTTACTGGTATGAGCCCGACAAATTGATGGGCTACTGCGTCGCGGCCTATTTCGCAAAGCTCCTGATTTGGGACAAGGTTCTAGGGCTCGGCACGACTGACGCGCTCGCTGGCTTTGCAGCGGTGACGGCAAATCTCGTCGTGTCGTTCTACTTCGCCAAGCGCGGCTTTGAAAACGTGGCGCGGATTATCAAGCGATGAGCCACGAAAAGACGGATACCACGATCCTGTTGGACATCTATCAACGCCTTGGCGGCATCGAGGCGAAGCTTGAGGCGGTCGAAAAGCACGAGCCGCGCATCGTAAAACTTGAACGGTTCGAGGGTAGAGTAGGAGCCTACATCTGGCTCGGCGGCTCCGTTGCGTCCGGCGTTCTCTTTCTGCTCTGGGAGGGCATCAAGTACGGGATGGACCAGTGGTTTCATCGCTGATCCTGCTTCTCGCTCTCTCCGCTCCCAACATCGATTGCTCAAAGGTCCGCTTCTACGTCCACATTCTCGGGGAGCGCGGGGCTATCGCGCTTGCTCGCAAATGGGGCGCAACCGAGTCCGACATTGAAAAGGGGAAACGGTGTCTTTTGAAAAAAGATTCTTAGCGGCATGATCGCCATCATCGCCGTGCTGTGCAGCCTGTCCTCTCCGTCAGACTGCCACGAACAGACCGTCACCACCTCGGACTTCGAGAACATCTCGCTCCAATCCTGCCTGATGGGCGCTCCGCAGCTTGCCGAGTGGATGAAGGAGCATCCGGGCCAGAGGTTGGCAGGGTGGAAGTGTGTCATCGGCAAGCCAGAGCGGAGGGCATGACCATGTATTGTCTTGTCGGACTTGCGGTTCTCTATATCGCGATCGGAGTCGCCATGGCGTTCGTTCTGAAGCAGACGCCATACATGGAAAATCCATTGTGGACGATGATTTTGCTTTGGCCTCTCTACTTGATCATGGGGATTTAGGGTTGCCGGCAACCAAGAGCGGTAGGGCCGCCCCGAAGTGCTCGGATGATGAGTTCATTGCGCTGTTCGACGCAGTAGGCGCCACCAAGACAGCCTCAATTCTGGGAGTGCAGGAACACAACGTCTACAAGCGACGCCGCAGGCTGGAGGCGCATTTCGGACCGATTTCGTCGCCAACCAGGCCGCGGGCAGCCGTTCCGGGGCGCTACCCGGTGGTTCTGAAGCACGCGACAGTATTGGTCGGGAGTGATTTCCATATCTGGCCCGGCGAGCCTTCAACCTGCCTCCGTGCCTTCAAGAAGTTTGTCTCTGATATCCAGCCGAACGCCATCATTTTGAACGGTGACGTGATGGACTTCCCTCGCATCAGTCGGCACCCGCAGAATTGGGAGAGCGCGCCGGACCCGCGGGAGGAGATCGAGGCCGCGCAAGACCACCTTGACGATATCGTTAAGGCCAGCAAGCGCGGCACGCAGAAGATTTGGACGCTGGGAAATCACGACGCGAGGCTGGAGGCTCTTTACGCCAACTCAGCTCCGCAAATGCGCGGGATGAAGGGGGTCCATTTGGCCGACTTCTTTCCGCTCTGGCAGAAGGCTATGTCCTGCTTCATCAACGAAAACGTCGAGGGCGGGGCGACGATGGTCAAACATCGACTAAAGGGAGGGCAGGGCGCTACCAGGGCGAACGCGCTCAACTCCGGCGTTAGCATGGTCACGGGGCACCTCCATTCGCAGAACGTTCGACCGATTTCTGACTATCGTCGCTTTGATCGTTATGGCGTGGATACTGGTTGCGTGGCTGACAAAGAGCATCGGGCGTTTACGTACACGGAAGACGCTCCGCTCGATTGGCGATCTGGATTCGCGCTCCTGACCTATCGCGATGGGCGGCTGATGTATCCTGAGCTTGTGACCAAGTGGGACGACAAAACCGTGCAGTTCAGGGGGCAGTTGATCCGTGTATAAAATCAGTGAAGTGGACGGCCTCGAAGAGGAAGACACGCTAGCGGAACTGCACGGCTTGACCTTCCTGGATGAAGCCGGGTTGCCAGACTTTGAGCAGGGCCATTGGTGGCTATGCTATCGAGACCGTAAGCCTGTTGCCTTCGCCGGCCTGGTGCCATCAATGTTCGCGAATTGTGGGTACTTCAATCGCGTGGGCGTTCGACCTGAGCATTCCGGCCATGGGCTTCAGTTAAGGTTTATGCGAGTGCTGGAGCGCAGAGCAAGGGCGAATGGCTGGCGGATGATCGTGTCTGACACGACAGACAACATTCGTTCGGCGAATAACTTCATCCGCGCCGGGTATCGCCTATATGAGCCTGAGACCAAGTGGGCGTTTCCGCACTCGCTATATTGGAGGAAGGCGCTTTGAACGCGGTAGACCTGATCATGAAGGCCGGAGAACTCGTCGGCGGTGCTCGCGCCGAGACCCACGGCGACAAGCATCGCAACTTCCAGCACATCGCCAACTACTGGAATGCCCATCTCGCCACCAAGAACGGCGCTCCGCTTACCGCTGAAGACGTTGGCCTGATGATGGCACTCCTCAAGATCGCCCGCACCAAGTGCGGCCAGCACAACGACGATGACGCAATAGACGCGATTGGCTACATCGCCTGCGCTGGCGAGATCGCCTCGGCCAAGCGCTAACACCTGTCAACACCCTGACCTGACCGGCGGCCCTTCGTGGCCGCTTTTTGCTGCTTGGAGCAAAACGTGGGGAACATGGGGACGAGCCGGATCGGCGAATCCGAACGTGGTAAAATGCTCTGATTTGCATCGGGGATGATCATGGACCGCTTTTGGCAGAAGGTTGAGAAGACGGACGGATGCTGGAATTGGACCAGCGCCAAGCATCCGAAGGGGTACGGGCTGTTCTCGATCAAGAACCGCAACCAGCGCGCTCACAGGGTCTCCTATGAGCTTTGTAAGGGGCCAATCCCGGAGGGGATGCAGGTTCTCCACGAGTGCGACAATCCGAGCTGCGTGAAGCCCGAGCACCTGTTCCTCGGAACGAACGCCGACAACATGGCCGATAAGGTCGCCAAGGGTCGGCAGGCGCATTTTTGCCCCGGCCGGGGCGAGGACTCACCCACGGCAAAACTTACCACCAAGCAGGTTCTCGCAATTCGGGAAGCCGTTGGCGTCCCGCACAAGGTATTGGCGGCCGACTACGGGGTGTCCCGCCGTCAGATCGAAGACATCAGGGCGCGGCGCGCCTGGAAACATCTCTAGGAGTACGACAATGGGATTTGGAAGGATGGGGGCGAGGGGAGGGTTTGGCTCTTTCTCTGTCCTTGGGACAGTGCCACCGGCAATCTCGGTGAGTATCCCGACTGCGAACCTCGTTTCGGCGTTCTCGGCCATCAAGGTCAACGGGTTCAGCGGCAGCGGCATGACTGTCCGTCGCTCAGACGGATCGACTCTTGATATCGGCTGGGTGGGGAATCGGATCGACAAGGCCGCAGCGGACGCATTCGCGGCAGCTTCGGGCAGCGCCGACAAGGTGACGCTGACTCTGCCGAAAGCCTATGACCAGATCGTCGCGACAGCGAATGATATGGCGCAGGCCACGGCTGGCAACCAGCCGCTGTTTTCCTCGCTGAACGAATGGCACGGCATCCGGCCCATCACTTCGGATCGCACGACCTCGCGATGGCTGACGGGCGCTGGAACGCTTTCCCTCAATCGTAACAGCTTCACCATCTATCTGGTGATCGCGCCTCGGACCTCTTGGTACGATCAAACGTTTTTTGACCTGATCGACAATACTCCAACGTCGATCGCGGTCTGTACCGCGCTCAAGGCCAACATGAGCACGGTTGGAAACGTTGCGGTGCCAATGGCGCGCAATGCTCGTTCAGGCATTCAGGTCATCGCGTTTTCGAGCAACGGAACGTCGTGTATCACCCATGTTGCCGGCACGACGACCACGGTTGGTAGTGCCATGACCAGTGCAGCTATTACCAACCTTGGCATCGGCAAGACAGTAGGCAATAAGCCGTCTGGAGCCGATGTCTTCTTTGGCGCGGTCTATAGCACAGGGCACGATTCAACCACCATACAGGCCACGGCTGCGGCTCTGAGGGCGTCATTTTCAATTACCGACAGTTTCACGAAAAGGCTTGTTGCAAGCGGCTCAAGCCTCGGCATGGGCGTCGGATCGACCAATAATCAAACGTCGTGGTATCAAGCCGGCTTTGGCACGGCGAGCCTCCCGGATTGGGAACTAATGAACGTCGCAGTTTCCGGCGAGACACAGGATCAGGCCTATACCGGCCGATCCAAGATGACGGCGCAATACTCCGCATCCTTCTCCAAGTGCATGGCCTATATCGGCTCTGCGACGAACGATTTCGCAGCAGCGGTTTCTTACGCCGATCAGGCAACCGCGGAAGCGGCGGCGACCACCCTCTACAACAATACAACCTTGCCCTTTGTCTCAGCGCTGAAGACCGCAGGATTTGGCGGCGTTGTCGTCGCTACGACGTTCGCGCGGGTGGCCCTCACGACCGCCAACTTTACCGAATATGCTCGATTGAAGCATAACCAGCTCGTGATCGCAGGCGCCGCAGCGAACGGCTACGTGGTTTCGGATCACGCTGGGGACTCCAGGCTCCAAAATTCCGCCGACACGACCTATTTCAATGCAGACGGCACGCACCTCACGAATGCGGGGTATGCCGTCGTTGCGTCGCTCGATAGGCCGGCGGTTTTGTCGCTGTAGTCCACTCCCTTCAAGAAGCCGAACGCGCGAACTCCTGCGCCTGCTTCTTGGCGGTCTCCTGGGTGACCCTCTCGTTCACCGCGCGTCGGCCGGCGTTGTCGTCCCAGTAGAAGTATTCGCTCTTTCTGCCGTCCGCAAAGCGCACCTCGAAGCTGCCCTGGTCGGCAATGACCGAGTGCCGGATGATGCGGATCGGCTTCTCGCTCACAGCCGCAATAGGCTCCACGCGATCACGCCGAGCGCGATGGCAGTCATGCAAAGAATCGTGCGGCGGCCGATGCGGTTCATGGGTGCCTGCCTTCTCAGGGAGAGCGGGGATGAGGGGGCTCGGAAGCTTTGTCTCCGTCTATCACGGTGAACAGTTTTCTTTTCGCCAATTTCGGGTCGGCCGGAAGCCCGTTGGGCGTGCAGTTGGCGGCGAGCAGGATGTCGGGATCATTACCCGGTATACCAAGCCCTTCGACTGCGACATTGATTAACGCATGCAAATAGCCCTCTTGGGAAGGACTGTCAGGCGGATCAACCACGAAGAGTTTCAGAGCATCTCGAACGTATCTCTCAATATTGTTCATGCCGCATCTCTGTGTTATGGATTGTATCAATTCGGCTACGGTCGAAGGGAGGGGGGTGCCCCGCCCGGACTGCTACGAGTTCGGAATTAGCGGCCTAGAGGCGAAAGTTTCTGGGCCGCTCTCATTTTGGAGCGAGGGCCGGGGATCGAACCCAACCGCCGATCGTCCCGTGTCCTGAGACACCTCAATCCCGCCGCTCATGACGGCGTTTCTTAATCGGACGTGACGCGTCGCCAGACGCCTCGCATTAAAAATCACTTCAGCGCTCCTTGCCCAGCAGCGTTCTGGTCCTCAAGCTCATCGACGATCATCTCGATCGCATCCAAAATATAGGGCATGTGGCCCTCTTTAGCCGCCGCATGACGCACCCTGCGGATCAATTCTCGAAGCCGCATCATACGATCTGCGTGGGTTAATTCCGACATATGAGCCATCTCACTTCCCCTCTTCGCTTATCGTCGCCAGTGCCCTAGCAGGGCTCGACCGCTCGCTTCCCACCCCGGCTTGCCTTCGAGTCCGTGGTAATCGCCCGCGCTTTGGCTAAGCGCCATAAGGCTCCCACAAACTGGTCTGGCTCACGGGCCATAGCCTTGTCCGTCGGCCTGCTAGAACCTCTCTTACGCCTTCTGCTCAAGATCTGGGAGGCGGGGAAACCGAGCCGCCGCCGGCATTGATGTA